GTAATAAACTTCTACGGTAATAGTACCAGCAGCATCAATAGCAGCATCTTTCAAAGTTCCCTTTAGCGTTAAAACACCCTTAGGGTCTGTTGATTGACCAGATACGAACTCATAAGCTTTCTTGCCATAATTAGCAATATCTCCTATAAGTTGTGCACTACCAGCTGAAGAAACAGCATTACCATCGCTCAAACCATCATCATCATCTGTGATTTGACTTCCAAAGAAACCAAAATCCATAGTGGCAGAAGCACCACCTACATCATCCCAAGAAGCTTTGGAAATACCAAGAATGCGAGCATTACTTGGATAATCACCAAAATCATAAGTAGAAGTAGCAGAATCATCTGAGTTAGTTTCAACAGAATAAACTTTACTTTTTACACTAGCACCTTCGCCTTTTCCTGAAGCAAGATCAAGACCAAGAGCGGTAGCAGTTAAATTAACAACAGCCATTTTAAAACCTTTTTAATAAATTAAACATAAGAAAGGGGCAAAAGCCCCAATCTATTAATCAGCAGCAGCAGAAGTGAAATGTGTAATAACACCATGCTGTTTATTATTGAAGAATGCTTTCTTAATGTCATGCTTCATGGTTATTGAAACACCATTTTGAAATTGATAATCATCCTCTTTCTTTATACCAAAATAAGGGCTTTTACCAACACACATGGCCAAAGCCTGTGCACCACATAAAAAACCAACACCAACCCTAGAAGAAGAAGCACCAGCTGTAGCAAGACTGTCACCAGTAGCATTAGCCCCCCAAACACCAGAGAAAGAACTATTACCACCGCCATCAATGAAATAATCAATTTCAGGAACTTTCTTGATAACAACACCATCGAAAAGCATGTCTCCACCTGTCCATAATGGATTGGAAGCTTTATCCCTTGGCATAGCGTCTCTGTGATTTTCATCTAAATCAGCTTGTATGTCTCTAAATTCATAAGAACCGCAGAAATAAACAAACCAAGGCTCATCACTCTTTAGCATGACAGGACGTATTAATGGATCAGCATTCTCTGCTAAACGCTTCATTAAACGTATCACTGTACCAGTAGTTTTATCAGCAGTGGTATCAATAGTACCTAATGAGGTAGTATGATCACCTGAAGTCAAATTTGAAGTAGCTTTACCATATAAAATACGATCTGTGTTGTTACTATTCCAAGTGTCCATATTTGCAGCTGAAGCAGCAGTTGCCCCAGTCGCACCTTTAGAACCACCATAATTATAGTATGTTCCACCAGCTTCAACAGCACCTAAAGCTTGAATAATCTCATCACGCTTAAGTTCCATAGCCCAGTTCATTAATGCTGGCCTTGCTTCTTGCTTCAAACGAAAAGCAGACTTTTCATTTTCTTCATTGTCAATAAGAACAGCATTACGCTTATGAGTGGGATTACATGTGTAAGCATAATTAGATAATGCTTCCTCATTACCTGAAAGAGTAGCAGAACCATCAACACCAGTTCCCCCAAGCTTTGCAACTAACGGAACAGAAAGCTTATTTATGTTTCTGTTCATTTGAATAATTTTATTTGTATCCTTACCTATATAAGGACCAAAACGTCCACCACGAATATACTCGTTTTGAACTTTTTTCAGGAATTCAGTTTCCTCATTTGCCGTAGCAACAGTGGTATTAACCATTTTAATTAACCTTTAAATTAAAGATTAAAAAGATAGCTAATATTTTTGATCCTCAAATAAATGGTCGAAATTATCAGCATCATAATTAATCTTTTGTTCAACATTACTTACTACCGAAGTAGCACTATTAAGTTTTGGTAATGAGGACGCATCAGGCTTTGATTGTGCTGGTTCGACATTCTTTAATTCTGCTAATATTTCTTTCTTCAACTCATCACGTAAATTACTTACATAATTAGGATCAGAATATTTTTTAGCACTTAAATCAGCCTTTGCCGTTTCATAAGCATAAGTTGCAGGAAATTCTTGCTTCTGGAAATTATCCACAAGCGCTGGATTCTCACCAGCCATTGTCTTAAAATGAGTTATAACATCTTCATAATCTTTATGCTTATCCTGCATTTGACGCTGGTCAAATTTTAAAGCAAGATCAAACATCTTCTTATCTTGATATTGATTATATCCATCAGGATCATCAATCGGATCAGGAACCTTTACAGGCTCTTGAACTGGCTTTTCCTGAAAAGATGTAATCTTCTCTTCTAACTCTTTAACACGTTTTTCATATTCCTGTCGCTTACGTCTCTCATCGAGAACAGCAGCTTTTGTCCAGCTTTCTTTAGTAATTTCTTCGTCTTGTTTTTCGTCCGCTGTCGACTCAGACTCTTTAGGCTCTTCTTGAGCCTCGACCTCTGGCGTTTCTTCCTGTTTTTCTGGATCTTGAACTTCTTGCTCAACCTCTACAGTGTTTTCACCTTTGAAAAAATCTTCCACGAAGGAATCATCATCTTCCTGTGTCATATATTACCTTCCGACCTTAAAGTTGTCGTCACAATCATCTCTCGACCGTTAGCCGTCGTCACTATTGCCTACTAATGTAGGAATTTCTTAAGCATTAACTTGAGGGTCTTGATCTGGCCTCGTCATTAATGTGGCATTCTCTATAGCCAATTGTTCGACTTTCTTTTCTGCTAATTGTGCTTCTGCATATGTTTTTGCATTCTTAACTTGATTAGTTTGTTGTTCCATCTGTGCAGCACCACCAGCAGCCTGTAAAGCCTCTTGTTTTCTTTTCTCTATCTTCTCTATTAATTCGTCTTTATTTCTTAAATTAGATAACTCTATTAAATCTTCTAACGCTATCTCTGGCCTACCTTGTGCAAACTGTGTTAACATCGCAAACTGCTCTTGCTGAACATTAACAACATCTTGACTTTCTTCTATTATAATGTCCATATCTAATTCCGCAACATTATTTTTTACTTCAATAATTTCTTGAAGGATTGGTGACTGTATTTGTAAAAGCCTTGTATATTCAGAAGCTGCCCCAGTTCTTTCTTGCTGTGATCTAGCTTCATCATTAATAGTCTCTTCTAAAAATTCTTGGACTGTTACTTTGTAGTTTAGGCCTGTCCATTTCAAATTATCTTGATCATCCGTTACCCTTATCCACTTTTCTTCAGTCCAATATTGTTTCACCATAGCATATGCCTGACGAAATACCCTTTTCTTAAATGAATTATGTGAAGCAAATAAACTAGATACCTCTAAAGCACCAGCTGATTGTAGTCTATCAATTGCCTTACCTGAAAGATCACCACTAGAACGCTCACCAGATAATTGTGCATTAACTGATTGTGCATCTAATTCCTGCTTTGCATCTAAATATAAATTTAATTGGCCAGCAGTGAAATCATCAGTTTTTAAGACTTCAAAATCTTTTGTTTCGCCTTGTAGCTCAACATGACCATCTGGCTTTGCTAACTCACGTTTTAAGGCAGGCACATCTTTAACAGCACCCCTAGTAGATATTGTTTGTCTTGAAGATAATAAATGTAAAGCCTTGGAACGTCTATGATTAACCTCTTTTTGTAAATCAATAAAAGCTCTTACTTCACCATATCTTTGATTTTCCCTATCAATATAAGCTGATTGTGCAATTATAGGATTAGATGGTAAGCCATCCTCACCAATATAAGGTGATGTTTGTGGCTTTTCTAGGAAAGTGTCACCAGATATATATGCAACTTTCCACTCGCCCTTAGAAATATAAAAATGCTGTGCTATTCTATAACGTGTTCTTTTATTCTCTTTAGTTATCCAATGGCTAGGCTTATCTTCAAAAGTATCATCATAACCATGATTAGCATCATAACTTTTTGATAATTCTTCAACATTAACCCTATCGCCAAATATCTCTTTTACCTGTTCCTCATCTAGCCATAACATTTGACCCATAAATCTCGAATCAGTGAAATCTTTTTTAATAGAATGTGGATCATAATAAAACCTATCCCAAGGGATTCTTGAAATGGTTATTTCTGTTTCACCTCTGCCGTTTTTTAAAACATCAACTATCGC